GCAACTGTAGGATATGCACAACCAACTTTGGTTGCAAATTTTCTTACGTGAGAAGCATCAATTTCGTTACCGAATTCATCACGTAGTTCATCAACGAAGTTGACGGATAGTTTTCTCTCGAAAGGCATAATAATAAAGAAGTCAATTTGTGTATGTATTAATAATACCAAAAAAATACCCCCTGTGAAGGGGGTATGTGCCACTAATTTAATTGGTTAGTGTCTAATGAATTTACCTTCCTCAACACCTTCTGAGACTTCTTGTGCTAAGTATGCATGCTTACAGTTTTTGTGCTCCCATGGGAAACATCCGTTAGCAACATAGTAATGGAACAGGTCTCTGCAATCCTTAGATAATCTAGGGAAATACACATTGTGTACCTTGTTTCTCTTAGTAGATAAGTCTTCAACTTTTGATGGAAGACCAACAGAAGCTTGTATGTTAAGGTGCTTATCTAGAGGAACTCTTGCTGCCTGAGCGATGATGTTAGACATTCTAGATGCCCAGTTTTCCATGTTTACATAATAGTTGTAACCATGATCTGTTGAGTTGTTAATAACCTCATCAACATATTCATCATTAGATCTAGCAACAAAATCAGCGAAAGTCTTTTCATTGTGTGATGAATAACGACTAGGTTTTACTGATAAGTTCTTTTGACTAACAATCCAACTCATCATCTCTTTAACAATTGTACCTTGTACAGTTGCAGTTAGTGAGTTGTTCGCTATGAGTGCAACTTCATCCTCAATCTCAGTTTGAGATGTTAGTTTGTTCTCAGCGATGCCAAACTTAATGTGCTCTATAACTTCTTCTTTGTTGTTTAACTTAGAGTGGAATACTCTTTCGTTGTTAAGAGCCTTGGCAAATCTTTTACGTGCCCATCCATCTGCACACCTAACGTAGACGAACATCCAACCAGGTATGTTTAGGTAAGCACAGGCATCATGCCTATGTCCACCAGTGATGATATCACCAGTGTCTATGTCAATGTAAACTGGAGGGCAAGTACTATCAACACCATTTTGTTGAATGTCTTCCTTCAGTAAGTTGACCTGTACATCATTGGTTCCGTATACACGTCCAATGTTGTCTTGCTTTTTAACGTCTTTCCAAAGACCATACTTTGTTTCGATAATTGTAATACCGTCTATGGCTTTGTCACTGACAGGGAATGTCCAGACACTAGGGTCGAACAATCTTTCATCGAAGTATTCATTTGCATATTGCGATGGAGCATATGCACAATTGAATGCCTTCTCTAGGGTTTTTGTCATAAATCAAATCCCACCCGAAGGTGGTCAAATAGTAGTGAACCTTATAAGCATAGCATAAAAGAGAATAGTGTCAAGCTATTCTCTCAATGAATGATGTTAGGATCTTTTTGTTCATCTTCTTACCACCTAGAGACTTGGCAAATGCTCTCTTGATTTGTGCCTTGGTTGCATCCTCTGCAACTTCAAACTCAGTCTCATTGTCAAGTGCCTTAGCGTGTAATGCATACTGTACAGTGTATGCACTTGATGTGCATATGAATGCTTTAGTCTTCTTCCAGACAGCATCTGCAGCTGCAATCTTCTCTTCATCATAACCTAAGCATGAACGCTTAAATCTGTACCACTCATTACCACTTACAAGACGGATGTTCATGAACTCACACTGAGGAAAACGATCACGTAATTGGTAGATGAATGTATCTGTCTGATTGTACTGATCATTAGAAAACTGGTATACCTTACTAGTTTTGCGATCACGTAGGTGGACATTGCTCTTGATGTTTGCTCTAGTAATCATTGTACCTTTTTCATAGTATCTCTTTACTTCTCTACCGTAAGGAATTGCAAAGCCTTCACCATCAGTTAGGTTGATAAGATGCATTTTCTGAACTCCAGTTCTCTTTTGAAACTCAGGAAGAATGTGGTTCATAGCAACCATCGCTTCATTTAGAGGAGTGCCACCCATACCTAGTTCACGAGGAAAACCACAACTATCATAATTTCTCATGGCAGATACTAAACGGAATAAGTTCAGCATTTGTCTGTCATGCTTACGGTTGTTGCAACCACTACTTAATACATTGACCATGCTAAAGTTTTTAAGAATAAGTCTATTCTTATGCTCAAAGTTTTCTTCAATTCTATAATTCTCTTGCTCGTAACTATAACTATCTGAGAAAAGATATACGTCATAAGCAATACCAACTTTACGACAGAATGTTACTAGAGTAAATACTTGCTTCATAGTATCTTTGATGCAGTTACCCATAGAACCAGACCAGTCAACGTTGAAAACTAAACCATGACTTTTACCATCAGGTATAGTAGTTACCTTTCTGAATAGATCTTCATTGTATTTGTATGTGTGAAGTTTAGATGTGTCTAGAACTCCAGTACGACTTACAGTAGCACGTGCATAACCATCTGCTGCTTTCTTCATCTCGAACTCTTTTACAAGATAGTTAACTTCTTTCTGCATAGAGATCTTGAACTTTTTGAAATCAGCATCTACATTCTTCACTCTTTGTTGCAAGTATGTTTGCATTTGTAATTGATACTCATCACCAACACCTGATGGGTTCTCTACATTTGTATAGAATTTATTCAGTAGGTTGCTGACCTCATCATTACTAACCATGCACTTAGCATTGAAAGACTTAGGGAACTCAACATAAACATTCTCTTCACCTTCAAGTGTAACTAACTCACGTAGTGCACTCTCAAGATCATCAGCAGTTCTTACCTGAGGAACGTTAGGTGCAAACTCATTTGTTTCGTTACGGCCTGCTTCACCAGTGCCAGTTGTCTCTTTCTGGTTACCTTGACCTACTGTTTGATCATCATAGTCTAGACCTTCATTTTCTAGTTGCTCTTGTGAGTTACCTTTTTGTGATTGCTCATCATCAAATAAAGGATGCTGTCCTTCTGCACCATCACCTTTCTCGCTACGACCTTCACTTAGATCTTCAAAAGGATTGTTTCCATCAAGAAGATCTTCTTTCTTCTGCTGTTCTAGTTCTACCTTAGCGTATGCAAATAATTTTCTAGCAAGTGCAAGTGCATCTTCAAATGTCTCTAGTCTTCTTGCTTCTTCAGTAAATACTTTCTCATCATCAGTGAAAGGAACATCAATATAGTTACCAATCTTCCACCATAGATTTAATCTATCTGCAATATTAAACTCAGATATATCTTCGCCCTCAATCTTGAAGAAGTCCTCGTCAGAGAGGATCTGGTAACCCTTGTAGAAGGTTTTTGAAAGACCAGGATATCTACGCTTCATCTGCATCTCAATACGAATGTCCTCAACAACATTGACAAACTGCATTGGAATTTCTTTAATGAAGTCCCACTCGTTAGGAGTATATAATGCATGACCAACCTCGTGTGCAATCAATGCATCTACAACAGCATTCTCTTTGTGTGACCATGTTGGTAGAGTTAGAACTCTAGTCTCAACATTAAATTGTGCTGTGCTGACTTGACGATGCTCTACAATCAAGTCTTCTTGAGCAAGTAGTTTAGCAAGTGATTCTTTGACGATGTTCATAGGTCTTTGTATCTTATACTATACATTATAATAAGAAACCCTCCGCTTGGGAGGGTTGAGTAGACACTTTATTAAGTGGCTCCGTCTTGCACGTGCCTGTCGTAATGCTTGGGGTTTGAGGTGACGCTTCTTTTCCTTCTTGGAATGATGCTGCCAGTTGGGGACTTTCATTATTCCTCCTTAGAGATAACTGAGAAGTTTTGTTTTCTTTCTACTACTAGAGTAGAAGCAAATTTATCCTGTAAGGCTTCTGTCTTATGTGATATCACAAATACATTTGTTTTATCAGAGACAGTGTGTAAGATTTTGAGGAAGTCATCTGTACCAGATGTATCTAAACTACTGTCAAAGATCTCATCAAGGATCAGTAGGTTAGTGTTAGCACTGTTCTTCATCTTGGCAATAGTTCTCCAAGTGAATAGTAGTGCAAGGTCAATCCTCATCTTCTCACCCTCAGAGAATGATGCATAAGTAAATTCATCTCTGAACCTAGATTTAATAGTCTCCATGAAATTCTCATCGAGTTCAAAAGATACATAAAAATCTAGTTCCTTGAGATACCTATTTATGAGTTGGTTCATAATAGGGAGGTACTTTTTTATTATTGTACTCTTAATTCCAGTATCACGGAGCATGGCTGTGACAGTATCATAGTTGTCACGTGTTTTCTTAGTGTCAAGTAGGGATTCCTCTACCTTCATTCCATCTGATGCCAGAGTTTTTAATTTGTTTTTCTCTCTTGTAATATTACTAGTGTTTCCAGATGATATCTTCTCTTCTATCTTTTTAATTTCTTTCTTCTTCCATTGTATTTCTTTATTGCACTCACTAATTTTTTGTTGTGCTGTCAAGAGTTCAGACATAAGAACTTGCTTTTCTGATACCTGTTCTAATATCTTTTTTAACTTATCTTGCAACTGTTCTGTTGCCTTATCAATCTCATCTAACTGTGTACTGAGTTCAACCTTCTTAGCACTTCTAAGATTTGCTGTGATAGTTTGTTCACAGGTAGGACAACGATCATTCTTCTCAAAAAATTTATACTCTTTCTTAAATGCTTTTTGCTTATCCTTAAATCTTGATTCGTATATACGTAACTGATTTAATTCTGCATCAACATCACCATAACTTTCTAGGCTCTTCTCATACGATTGACAGAGTTCTACATTGTCTGAGACATCTGTTGTAATGAATGATATCTCATCTTCTAAACCTACAATCTCTTCTTTACGTCTAGCATTATTTGCAGAGGATTGTTCTTGGAGATCAGCAATAAATCTTTGCTGCAACTCTACCTTTTGTTTTGCTAGTTCGTAGTTATATTCACAATCTCTAATGTTCTCTCTGACAGTTTTAAATCTTTCCTTGAGTATAGAATTCATTGTAGAGAAGATACGAATATCTAAAAGATCTTCAATAACTTCTCTACGGTTAGGGGGGTTAAGTTGCATGAAGGGAACAAAGCTTGATGATCCTAAGATCACCACCTGAGTAAATGATTTATAATTCAACCTCAGTATACTTTGCTCCAGATGTTTCTGTTGCTCGTTTATCGCTGCTTCTTGGGAAAGCATATTACCATTAAGATAGATCTCAAAGATCGTAGGCTTGAACCCACGTCTTATCATATAGTCACGAGAACCAATACTAAATTCTATCTCGACAAGCAAATCCCTCTCGTTGATAGCATTAACCAATTGGCTTTTTGTTATCTTACGAAAGGGTCTATTGAACAAACCAAAACAAATAGCATCCAAGAATGTGGATTTACCTGCTCCATTTGTACCAATAATCAGAGTGGCAGGACTTGCATCAAGTCTTATCTCACTAAAAACATTACCAGTAGATAGAAAGTTCTTCCATCTAACAGACTTAAAAAGAATCATTCGACAAAAATTAATCCCTAGGCGGTACTACTATATCATCAGGAGTGACAACATAATATTCATGGCCGTGTGCGACGCAAGTTTGTATAATCTCTCGATCACTTACCTCTACCACTGACATCTCTGGAAAATCTTCAGCTTCCAGAAGTCCAGCATAGCGTACTGCGTCGTCTTTGTCAAGGAACATGTATACTAATGGTTTATCCTTATCTGTATTGACAGCGTAAGCCCCTTCGTTTTCTTTACCTTGCAGTGCTAAAATGTACATCAAACTAACTCCAGTGCTTCCACGTATAAGGATTTAAGAATAGATTTAAGTGCGGGCTTATCAGAATGATTTAAGTCATCAACATATCTTTCAAGGATAGTAAGTGTGTCTTCTTTTTCAATATCAATTTCTTCATTTAGATCTTGTTCAAAGGATGGATCCTCTATAACTTTAATCTCATGTACACCACATGCATATAACTGACTAATAAAAAATTCAAACTTATCGGTATCTGTTTTCTTTTCAACGATAATCTTTATAAAGTTACTAGTGTAATCTGCATACTTAAACTTACTACTATTTACACGGTCTTCATGGTAGTAAATTTTCTTGTATATGTCATATGGGTTCGGTATAAACTCCAATTGCTTAGTTTCTGTATCAAATATATGAAAGCCACGTGTCTGATTGTAGTCATTCCAATAGATTTGATATGGATTACCTAGGTATGTGATGTTTTCTCTGGTGCTTTTCTGATGATAGTGTCCTGAGAATACCTTATCAAACTTTCTATAGGGAGAAGTTGCAGCACCATGATCCATAATGTAACCACGATGTGCTTCAAACCCATTAAGTTCTAGGTGACCCATTGCAACAGGGGACTCAGTTTTCTCAATGAGATCATAAGTCTCATCATGGTTCTCTGAATTTATCCAAGGTATGAATAGAATAGGTAGACCACCTATCTCTACCTCTGTTGCTTTAGAATATATTTCTACGTTGTCATACTCTCCTACTACACTAGTCAGTGTATTAACTAGATTAGTATCCTTAAAATATGCTGTGTGGTTTCCAACTAAAGCATGAACCTGTACTCCCATGTCCTTGAGTACATCAAAATAATTATGTGTTGCCCACTGTGCAGCCCAGATGTCTAGATTTCTGCGGTTGTCAAATGTATCTCCTAAGTCAAGAACTGTCTTAATACCACGTTCTTTTAAGGTAGGAAAGAATACATTTCTATAGAATTTTTTAAAGAAGTCATGAAAAATTCGACTAGACTTCCTTGCACCGAAGTGCTGATCTGTTATTATTGCTACCTTCACTTCAGTTGTTGCTCCAAAAAGTAAAAGTATTCATCATTAGCATTGATCGGAATGGTATACATTCCTTTGTGTTCACGCTCAATCTCAATTATAGTCCCGAACTGTCCTCTCACATTATAACCCAAAGCCTTGAATAGGTCAACCGCCCTTACTACTATGTCCCTATGTTTATCCATTAGGTTGTCATCTTTCAGTATTTTAATATATGCTAGACAACTTAGAATGCCTGGTAGACTGAAACTATATGTAAACCCATGCTCCCAATCAAATTTTCTAGGCAGTGCATCATGTATCTTATCATTGTATAGTGTGATACTCAATGGGAAGTAACCTCCTGTAATTGCCTTACCCATAGTAAAGATGTCAGGTGCAACTGGCAACCTCTTCCAACCTACAAATGTACCAGTCTTTCCTCCTCCTGTAAAAATATCATCTACAATTACTAGAACTCCTCTGTCCTGTATATCTCTTATCTTCTTCCAGAACTCTTCTGTATGTGGTCTGATACCTCTTACATAAGGACAAGTTTCAACAACTACACACATAACATCATCCCAGTTATGGTTGTCTACAACAAACTCTATTGGTAATCTCATTATATTTTCACATGGACTCATAGTGTAGAAAGGATCACCAAATAGACCATCACCCATGCTCTGAGTTAGTAGAGTTGATCCATGGTAACTATCTCTGAACACTACTATCTTATTACGTTGAGGACTTCCTACCTCTTGTTGATATGCACTAGCAAGCTTAACTGCTCCTTCTACTGCATCACTACCACTCAGTGCAAAGATACTTCTATACTTAACTGGGATCTTTCTACCATCACCACAATCTGTACAGGTAGTAGTCGTTGATGTAATAGCTCTAAGTGTCTTTGCTAGTTTGAATGTGGCATTGTTTAACTCGATGGGTTGAGTATCAAAAAAATTCTCTGCTATCTCAGGTTTGATGCACATATTATTATGCACATAGTTCATGATCTCCATTTGACCATACCCTAATGTATAGCAACCGAAGTTTAACATGGGGTCTATGTACTTCTTACCATCTAAGGTCATCCTACCGTAGTCCCAACCGTACTCTTGCTCGCCCACGTTTTTTTGTTTGCCTGGTATTAATCCTAGATATTTCATTCTCTTATAAAAGGTTGCTGTGGTCCTGTAATGTTTTTTAAAAAGAAATTAAGTGTCAACCTATCAGTTTTACTTCCAAAGGTCTGAGCTGCATGTTGAGTATTGCCATCAAACAATATCATCCTATTGTATACGTTATTAATCCTAACACTCTCCTCATACTGTCCATTTACTTTATTAAATGCATGCTCATATACTTCATCAGGTACATCCTGACCCATATATAATGCTTCTTTTACATCTGTATCCACTGCTTCTTGAAAGAAATATCCTTTTTTTATTGTGTATATTGACGTACCAGTATCTTTCTGTGGATGTTTATTGAGATAAATTAATCCACCATAGAGACATCCACAATCATTGTGTACCCACCCTTGGTTCTTGGGATGATACTGATCCTGATGAAAAGGTTTAATGATCTGAAATGTCATATCCATCTCCCAGTAGTCAGGAATTGTTTCGTAATGCCATTGAAATAATCTTCTGCATACCCAATTAAATAAAGGACTATTAAATGTATTAATATTCATAGTTCTTTTACCTGGCCACCTACCATCAGTTGTATTAGTATACTCTGCTTCGTATGCAAGTTCCACGATCTTATCTGGATCTGGAAAGAAATCATCTATAATAGTAACTGGGTAAATCATACAGATCTAAGGTTAGGTGGTATGTGTCCTGTCATTTCTCTACCAAAGAAGTTGAGAGTTATGCGTTCTTGTTTGTGCCCATAAGTTTCAACACCATGGTGAGCATAGGCTGGAAATAATACAAACCTATTGTATACATTCTCTATCTTAACAGTCTCTATGTACTGGTCATACATAATATCCCATGCTTTATTATATTCGTCAAGGTCTAGTTCTTCATTCCTGTATAATGCTTCCTTTTGGTTTAACTCCTTATTAGTCTGTCTAGTAAAACCATACTTGGGTCTGTAGATCGTCGTTCCTGTATTTGGTTCTGGGTTTTTGTTCAAATAAACTATACCACCAAACCACGTGTCAAGGTCTTGATGGATCCATCCACGGTTTCTCTTGTCCCATTGTTCATCTGCTAAAGGACTGATGAACTGAAACTGAGTTTGCATATTATAATACTCAGGTATATCATCAGAGAAAATTTTGTAGATACGATTGCAAAAGTATTCAAACAACCTATGATTTGCAATGTGCAACATCTTAGTTCTAGAACCTGGCCAGTTGCCAGGACTATTATAGGTCTTTAGTTTTTTTGCGTTTTCTACTATCTGATCAGGATCTTCAAAGAAGTTATCTATTATAGTAAGTGGATAGGTCACTTAATTTTTATTTCAACGTTCTCTTTTATTGTATTATAGTCTGAGTGACCTGATTTGTCATCTGTATGAAAGACTTGATCGTATCCAGACTTGGTTAGTATCTTATTTTTTATCTCTAACTGGCGTTTCTCTTTCTGTATTCTTCTCAGAAAAGCATAGTAAATGATCTGAGTGAAGTATGCAAACGGGTTCTTGGATTTCTCTGGGTTGAAGTTTTCTATGTACTGCACACAGTTCTCGATGCCATCACATATCATATCCTCTCGGAACATGTAGTTGACAAAATTTGGTTTGTATGATAAGTGTGTAGCAATTTTTAAAAAACATTCACCAATATAATTACTGATTGGTGGTCTCGGTTCATCTGCTTCCTTTGCCCTAGCACATTGTGCCTTGAAGATGATAAGTGCTTCCAAGAATTCTTTATTGTTTACATAATGCTCACTCTGTACCCTTTTTCTAACGGCCATATCGGTCTCTCTTTGTATCTATTTTATACAACTTTTGTCGAAAAGTCAAGGGGGGCTTGACAAGAGGTTCAAAAGTGTGTACACTACGAGTGTGCGAGTTCAAGGGACATTTATATATCAAATATCTTCTCTAAGTTTATTCTAGCCTCATCTACGGTAGATAATCTTCCAGAACCATTTACAGTATCAGCATTTAATCTTCTTAAAGACATTGCATAGAAGATCTGAACATCAGTATCTACTTCTACAACAGTTATTATCTTGTCCTTAGGGATGAGGAATTCTTCCTCGCGTGAAAATTTCATCCACGGTTGCACCTTTGCACCTGCCTTGTTACCTTGTAGCATCACCTCTTCTACTTGAATAGGGTTGTCTACAATTAGATAGTCGCCATTCTCATCACGAACATACTCTACCATTGCAAGAACCTCTTCACCGCTTACTAATTTTAGGGCGGCTAGAAACTCTGGTTTGTCAGGTATGTTATTTGTCTTTGATTCTGACATCTATAAACTCGTAGTTAAAGTTTTCTTCATTGTATATTTTAACACGTTCTATTAAATGGTTCAATGTGTAATTGTTCCTAGAACCTCTGGATGTATCATCCGCGATGTCATATAAGACTGCCTTTGTCTTGTGATCTCCTTTCCTCAAGACCCTACCGATCGACTGGAGGTTCCTGATTTTCGACTTCGATGGCGAAGCAAAGACAACGTTATGTAAGTT